TTCCTTCATCTCACTCCTCCATCTGCCTGATCCACCGGTCCATCGCCTCACGGCTCACCCGACGCTTGCCGGGCTTGCCGAACCGATTCGGTGGCCGGAACGTCTCCACATCGCCCTGCTCGATCGCGACCCGCAAGCCACGCACGTCCAGCGAATAGACCTGCGCGGCCTGCTCAGGCGACCAAGCCAGCCGCTCCCCCAACGGGACACGACTCGCATCCTTCTCGATGACACTCATCGCGCGCCCGCTCCTTTCATGCGTTGGTAAGCGCCGATTGCTTTTCCGACGTGTCTCGTTTGAGGGCCTTCCTGCCGAGTGGGAGAATGAGCAGACCCGCGCAAAGAAGGGAGGTGATAACATGCAACGCGATCCAGTGAATTCCGCTGATGACGCGAAGGCCTACGCACAATCCGGAAACATTCAGCAGGCCATCGTGTCGCTGGCCGATGCCGTGCAGGGCATCGCCGAATACCAGCGGTACATCCGGAACGACCAGTTGAAGATCAAACGTGCGCTGAACATCAGCTGACGTTCGGCCGTCCGCGTGAGAGAGTTCCAATTCCTCGCGGACGGCTTTCCTTATCGCGCCAAGCATCGACGGGTGCAGGCGTTCGAACTCCTCAACGGAAATCGGGTTCATGGATTCATCCGGTGTCTCGGCCGGAATGTTGATACTCATCTCGGGTTCTCCTTTCGATTCATTCGTCTCATGCGTTGGTAAGTGCCGATTGCTTTTCCGACGTGTCTCGTTTGAGTGCCCGACTGATTTCGCGGCGCATGCCGAGCAGGTCGGTCTTGCTGACCGTCTCGGCCAGAAAGTCCTTGCCCGGATGCTCCGTCCCATGGAAGGTCACACGGAACCGGTAGACGCCCTTCGCCGGGTCGACGCTGACGGAGAACCCGCCGGATTCGAACCACCCCATCACTTGCCAACCCTTCCCGCTGCGACAGCCTCGAAATTCGCGTCGAGGATGGACTCGGTCAGGAAGTCCAGACGCTCCCTGAGCTTCAGGAGCTCCGAAAGGCTGAGGGTGATGTCACGCTTGCCGAGCCCCTCGCCGATGGTCAGCGTCCCCGCGACCGGCTCCCAGTCGGTGTGGTCGAACACCGGTTTGAGGTTGACGGGCATCGGGCCACGGTCGATGACCTCCCCGCCCAGCGGGCTGACGTCGAGCAGACGGCCGACCGCGGTCGGCTCCTCGACCGGCTTCTCGGCCGGCGCTTCGGACTTGGTGGTATCATGGTTTTTGAGAATCATTGTCAATACACCTTTCTGGTTCTCATCGCCCGCAGTTGCCGCTGCGGGCATTTTCTTTGTCGGCGAGCGCCGATTGCTCGTGGATTTTTTCGTCAATCAGATCAAGCGGATCGATGCCAGATTCTGAGACTGACGCAAACCACATGCTGAGCGTCATGTCATCGGCGTCTAGCGCCCTGCTGACCGTCGTGCGATTGCGTCCACACCTGGCCGCGATGCTCGTCATCTGGGTCTTGCTGATAAGCACGTCATCCCTGGTCTGGCGGACCACGGACTTGGCGAGCGCCAAGCAGTCGATTGATTTGTCGATTGTCATCCGACCTCCATCTGTAAGCAGGTGTTTACTGATGACTCATATGGTAACAGGTGCTTACAACATGCGCAAGTGCGGCGTGTCAACATGTGATAACGTAATGCACATGGCAACGAAGTACACGTGGACGCCCTTTGACCATGCAGCACAGCAAGCGGCGGCCAAGATCATCAGCCGGTCCGGTTACTCTTATCGGTCAATCTCCGACAGGATGCACAATGTCGTGAGTCATGTGCGCATCAGCGACATCGAAAAGGGCAATAAGGCGCCGATAAAGATTTCGGAATTCCTGCTAATCTGCCAAGCATGCGGTGCCGACCCGCTCGCTACCTTGCGATGGATCATCGCCCGTGCGGATGAGATCGAGGCGGCCGAGTCCGTGTCCCCAGCCGGCGAGCGCCTGCCTGTTGTCGGTGTCGATGAGGGGCCGACGACTGATAGCCAGGCGGGTGATGATCTCATCGACCGTATCGCCGCGCACTCCGAGGACTATGACGTGGCCGCCAACAGGGATCCGAACAAGACACTCGAAGCGGAAACGCCAAGAGATTGAATTTTTAATGCAGATCAACCAAGGAAAGAAGGAAACCATGTACAGGAAGACAATCGCAACGGCCGTCGCCGGTCTGCTCATTCTCGGGCTTGGCGCATGCGGCAACGCCAGTGACGCCAAAACCGCCGACGCTGGCAGCACGAGCCAATCGCAGACGACGAAGAAGCCGGCAGAAAAGAAGCCGGCAGAACAGCCTGCGGATCTGACCGGCACGTGGAAGCAGACCAACTCCGGCAGCACGGATTCCTGGATGGAGGCCGAGATCACAGCCGACACGATCACCGTCCAGTGGGTCAGCGACAACGGCGATACGAAGAGCCTGTATTGGAAGGGCTCCTACAATGCGCCAGACAAGGCCGGTGACTGGAAGTGGACGAGCCAGGGAGACACCGCGGCGATGCAGGCGTCCCTGCTCGGCTCGCAGGACACCACCAAGGACTTCACCTACACCAAGGCGGACGGCGTCAGCTGGGAAACCACCGCGATGGGCACCACCACAGTGGTGAAGACCGCCAAGCAGTGAACGATGTCACACTGACGTCCTGGGCGGAAACATTGGGCGTGCGAGTGGAGGAACGACGGCTGGCCGGAGACAGGTGCGGCATCTACTACGATGTCTGTCTCCCCGGCCGGCGAGCGCCTGCCTGTTGACGGCGCCGATGAGCAGCTTGCCGACGATATCGCGTCGAATCCCGATTTGTACGACTTGGCCGCGAATCGGGACGAGAACAAGGAACTTGAGTTGGAAACGCCGAGGGATTAATAGCCAACCGCAGGAACAACAGAAGGGAAATAATTATGGAATTCAACGAGGCAGTGTCGCAGATCGCAGTGAAGATCAGGGACCTCAAGGACGGGATCCAGACCGAGGAGGCCACCAAGAACGCGTTCATCATGCCGTTCATCGGTCAGGTGCTCGGCTACGACGTGTTCAACCCGAACGAGGTCATCCCCGAGTTCACCGCCGACGTCGGCGTGAAGAAGGGCGAGAAGATCGACTACGCGCTCGTCCAGGACGGACAGGTGCAGATCCTCATCGAATGCAAGAAGGTCGGCCAGCCCCTCAGCCTCGAGAACGCCAGCCAGCTCTACCGCTACTTCGCGTGCACCAAAGCCAGGATCGGCGTGCTCACCAACGGGCAGGTCTGGAACTTCTACATGGACATCGACGAGCCCAACAAGATGGACTCCAAACCGTTCCTCGTGCTCGACCTGCTCGACATCGACGAGACAGTCCTCCCGGCCCTGCAGAAGCTGACCAAGCCAGCGTTCGACCTCGACTCGATCGCCAGCAGCGCCGAAGAACTCAAGTACGTGGGCGCACTCAAGCGTGCCGCGGCATCCGAATTCACGGAACCGTCCGACGAGTTCGTCAAACTGCTCGCCGGACACGTGTACGACGGCGCCTTCTACGCGTCCGTCATGGACAAGTTCCGCCCACTCGTCACCAAGGCCCTCAAGCAGTTCCTGTCCGACCAGGTCAACGACCGGCTAAAGACCGCGCTCGGCGCCGACGACATCAAGGTCACACCCGCAACCGAAGACGAGGACGAGGCGGACGACGCGCCCGAGGACGAGCCCGAGAAGGAAGATGACGGCATCGTCACCACCGAGGAGGAGATGGCCGCCTACCGCATCGTCAAGGCCATCGCCTGCAGCGACGTGGACCCGGCACGCATCACCATGCGCGACGCCAAGAAGTACTGCGCCATCTTCCTCGACGACAACAACCGCAAGCCCGTCGTCAGGCTCTTCTTCAACGGCCGCCAGAAGTACATCGGCCTGTTCGACGAGCACAAGAACTGCACCCGACAGCCCATCGACAACCTCAACGAGATCTACCGCTACGGCGAACAGATCCGCGAAGAGGTGCGCCGGCTGCTTGAAAACGCGTGACCGGCATGCGACTGATGCGCTACTCCCCGGCCGGCGTATCGCCGAGAAACGGGAACAGGACAACGCAATGACATCGAACAAGGAGCAGCAATGACCGAATACAACCTGTACTGCGACGAAAGCTGCCATCTCGAACATGATGACAGCGATGTGATGGTACTTGGGGCGCTCATCCTCCCGAAAGACAAGAAACAGGAGATCAGCGAGCGCATCCTCGAGATCAAGGCGAGATACGGGGTCAAGGCGCGCACGGAAGTGAAGTGGACGAAGGCGAGCATGACCAAGATCGACTTGTACAGGGATCTTGTGAACTACTTCTTCGACGATGACGATCTGAGGTTCCGCGTATTGGTGGCGCGTAAGACGAATCTTCATCATGACCTGTATTCCCAGTCGCACAACGATTGGTATTACAAGATGTATTTCACCATGTTGAATATGCTGTTCGACTCCACGAACACCTACAACGTGTACGTGGACATCAAGGACACGCATTCCGCTCAACGTACCGAGAAACTTGAGGAAGTGCTGGCGAACAGCCATTATGACTTCAACCACGAGTGCATCAAGAAAGTGCAGCCGATTCGCTCTGACGAAGTACAGATGATGCAGATTACCGATATCATCAACGGAGCGGTGTGCAGGGCCAACAGGAAGACCGTCTTGCCTCCGACCGGAGCCAAGGCGGAGATCATCAGTCTGATCCGAAAGCGGTCGCATCTTCTTCTCACCAAACCGACCACGTTTGGGGCCAGGAAGTTCAACATCTTCGTATGGGAAGGCAGGGTGTCCTGATGTCACCTCATTGGATGCCCGATCTTGAATGCAAGGATCCTCTTGAGGGCTTTCCCTCTTACGAGGACAGAATTTATGAGATATTCAGACGGGATTTCATCGACTCGCACCCGGAGTACGAGGGGATGCGCGTCAGCATACGTCGGCAGCAGGAGGAGTCCGACGGCAAATGGGCCGGGTTTTTCCACATCACCAGCGTCGAAGACAAGGGAACCGGGGAAAGGGTCGCCGACCTGCGACGCTGCGAACGCATCAGGTATCCGAGAAAAACGATCGAACACTACGGCAATTGTCCCGAATGCGGATACAGGATCTGCGAAAAGCCGTTGGTATGGTGGTTCAGAAAAGCACGGCGCAACAGAGTGCATATCCTTATTGAACCGGAACGATATCTCGTTGTACTCGAACCGCATCCCGAGAAAGATTATTGCATGCTCGTAACAGCGTATTACGTCGACCGGGATCATAGCTATG